CTTTCTTTCAACCGGAGTATACACTGACAATCAACGATATGGCTGATATGGGTATTAAGAGAGATGTTCCTATTGTTTTGAATAGTATATCTTATGAAGATGATTATGATGGAGATTTCGCCTCAAGACGATCCCTCATTTACACTTTGAACTTTACTGCTAAGTTTTATCTGTATGGACCCGTCACTTCTAACTCCATTATCAAGACTGTGCAAGTGGATCAATTTGCAGATATGCCGACAGCAATCCCTGCAAGAGAACAGCGTCTTGTTGTTACTCCCAATCCTACCACAGCTGATGCTGATGATGATTTTGGATTTAACGAAACAATATCATTTTTTGAAGATGCAAAGAATTTTGATTCGGAGACAGGTACGGATAAGTGAGTGATAAAATAATTGATAAAGCCTTAGGTGTGGTCGAAAGGCTTCCTAAAGAAAATATTACACAAGAAGTGATGCTAACATCCCAAGAAGATTGGGGTGATGCGAATGAACATGTGGAGAGAGATTATGAATACCAGCGACAACAATTCTACAATTTGGTCGAAAGAGGAACGGATGCAGTGGAAGGAATACTGGAACTCGCCAAAGAATCGGACCATCCACGAGCATACGAAGTCGCCGGAAACCTTATCAAACAAGTTGCTGAGGTTACTGAAAAGTTGGGCGACCTTCAAGAGAAAATGAGAAAACTCAAAGAGGTGCCAAACAACGCACCCAAAAATGTGACAAACGCATTGTTTGTGGGGAGTACTGCTGAATTGCAAAAAATGTTAAAGGATAAGTAAAGTGAGAGTGAAATATTTTCGGCCGGAACTCCTAGATTCTATGAATCCGGGCATCGTCGCAGTGGGACAAATCGTTCAAGCTTACATGCCTGTGGATAGAATGGATACGTTTAATTCCTTCGACATGGCATATGAATCAATTCCCCCTATAGAAAATTTTAATAAAACATTTGAAGAGTGTTCTATGGAAGCTGCGAGAGATTTGTGGCAACTAGGAAAACCTATAGAACTGTTTTGGAGCGGTGGTATTGATAGCAGCGGAGCCTTAATTGCTCTATTGGAAACTAAATCTAATACAGATGTGTTGAATATTCGATACACTCAAGATTCTATAGATGAGTTTCCTCAGATGTGGGAACGACTCGTAAAACACAGAAATGATCCTCTACCACCCAAAGAGATGTTGGTCAATGATTTATTTGAAAATCATGATATCATAAAAATAACAGGCGAGTGTGGTGATCAGTGTTTTGGCAGTGATGCATTACATAAAAATTTACATAGACACTCTGACGATTGGGAAAGTATTTTTACATGGACTAAAGAAGAAATTTTTGGTTTTGCAACTAGTGACAGGTCTATTCCACAATTAAATGAACATTCTTTTCAAAAAAAGAGGGCATCTCTAGCTGAAATATTATTTGAACATATAGACATTGCACCAATTGAAATCAAGACTATATTTGATCTTTATTGGTGGATGAATTTTTGTTTCAAGTGGCAAGATGTTGATAGCCGAATGATTTTCACATTCAGTACCACAGCAGAGTGGAAGTCTACATTAAGTTTTTTCAACACTCAAGATTTTCAGAGATGGTCCATAGTTAATCATGATATCAAACATGGGGGTACTTGGGAGACATATAAACAGCCTGCCAAGGAATATATAAACAAATATATCAAAGACGAAACCTACAGAAAAGATAAAACAAAAGAGCCATCATTAATTAAGATATTGAAAAACTCAATAGACGGTGAGTATAATTATGAATATCGGAAAAAAGAAGAAGTAATCCAAACAGTATTAAGTTAGTATTAGAGGATGGTAGATACTGGAGACAAGGAGATGAAATACCACAGAACATTCTGTGGCGTATACGTCATAGGAGGTTTTTGAATCATGCCTAAAATTTTAAATAAGTATTCGGATGATAATGTAATTGAAAGTTGTTATGATGATTTGTATGGTTACACTGTCTATTACGGAGAGCAAATTGTTAATGTAGAAAACGGTGACAGTGCATGGTATTATCGTTTTATGAATGGTCGATGGTCTGGACACACTAAGAGGGGCCCGGGCACAGTAAATAGTGATAAGGTTTGCACTGTTATAAGGGGATATGCTCCAGCTGATAGAAGTGTGCAAATTATGGGAACAAACCTACCGTATATTAACGGGTGTTCAACCGAATCTTTACTGCCCCCAGTGCGTTTAGGTGATCCTACTATGCAGTTGTTATATATGCCAGCTGGTAGTTCAGAACAAGAAGAACATATACACTCGACTGTAAGAGTAGTTTATATATTGGATGGTTCTGGAATTTGTATACATGAGCTTAGTAAAAACCGCAAAGAAATCAGTATTACAAAAGGAGATGTTCTAATCTTAGAAAAAATGTGCCCACACCACTTTGTCACAGAGGAAGAGCCATTGTTGTGTAGTCCGTTACATATATGGAGTTCTGTAGGAGCTGTGGAACAAAATCATCCGATGTTTAACGGCACCCACCTTTTATCTAAATAGTATCATGGAACAGAACTATCTAGGAAACCCAAACCTCAAGAAAGCTAATGTCCAACAAGAATGGACAAAAGAGGAACTTCAAGAATACAAGAGGTGTATGGATGATCCACAATATTTTGTAGAAAACTACATCATGATTGTGTCTCTTGATGAGGGTCTAGTACCGTTCAAGCTCTATGATTTTCAAAAGGAGATGATAGGGACGTTTCATAACAATCGTTTCACGATATGCAAGTTGCCTAGACAGTCTGGTAAATCAACTACGATTATTGCATATCTGCTTCATTATGTTTTATTTAATCCTAGTGTGAATGTGGCAATCCTTGCGAACAAGGCTGCTACTGCAAGGGATTTGTTAGGTAGGCTTCAACTCGCATATGAGCATTTGCCGAAGTGGTTACAACAAGGCGTTATGTCTTGGAACAAGGGCAGTTTGGAGTTGGAAAATGGTAGTAAAATACTGGCATCTTCTACTTCTGCAAGCGCTGTTCGTGGTGGTTCTTACAACATTATCTTTCTGGATGAGTTTGCCTACGTCCCAGCAAACGTTGCAGAACAGTTCTTTAGTTCAGTTTATCCAACAATCAGTTCTGGTAAAACAACTAAGGTGATGATTGTTTCAACTCCACACGGTATGAATATGTTCTATAAGTTGTGGGTAGATGCAGAGGAAGGAAGAAACGAATACGTTCCAATTGAGGTGCATTGGAGTGAAGTTCCAGGCCGTGATGAGGCATGGAAAGAACAAACTATTAAGAATACGTCAGAGGCACAATTCAATACAGAATTTGAGTGTGAGTTTTTAGGATCAATTGATACTTTAATAACTCCAGCAAAGTTAAGAACAATGACTTATCGGGCACCATTACAGTCCAACGCTGGTTTAGATGTGCATGTTCACCCAGAAGATGGTCACACATATATGTTAACTGCCGATGTGTCAAGAGGAACCTCTAATGACTATTCTGCTTTTGTGGTTATAGATGTGACAGAGATACCGTATAAAGTAGTCGCAAAGTTTAGAGATAATGAGATAAAACCTCTTTTATTTCCGGCTAAGATATATGATGTTGCAAGAGCATATAACCATTCCTTTGTTATGGTTGAGGTAAATGATATAGGAGAACAGGTAGCTAATGCTTTACAGTTTGACTTGGAGTATGACAACCTAATTATGGCTTCCATGCGTGGCCGAGCAGGCCAAGTCCTTGGCGGTGGGTTCTCAGGGGGCAGAGCGCAGTTAGGGGTAAGAACGACTAAAGCTGTTAAACGTATTGGTTGTTCTAATCTAAAACAGATGGTTGAGGATAATAAACTTATTATAGAAGATTTAGAAGTTATTACAGAGTTGACAACTTTTATTATCAAAGGACAATCGTTTGAAGCTGATGAGGGATGCAACGATGACTTAGTAGCGTGTCTGTTTATGTTTGTATGGGCAACAGATCAACAATACTTCAAAGAACTATCAGATCAAGATATTCGTGCAACCATGATGAAAGAA